ATGTTTAAATCTTACTACAAACAAATAAAAAAGGGGAGTTTTTAGCCCCCCTTTTCTTTACTACATTACGCTCCTGGCGAACCAAACATTCCTAGTGGATCCGAGAATCCGAAGGAATAACGCTCACGAGCCTTGTAACGTACGTTACCGGTGTCAAAGTCTCCGTCCATGGAGTTTTGCAATGGGGTACGAACAAAGTGCTTCATGCCGTTTGGAACATCAGTGGTCAAGAACCAAGCATTGGTGTCGGTCAGATAGTGGTTAATGGTGTAACCCTCTGGAATCGAACCATTGTTCTTAATTGCATTGATGTCGTTGTCGGCTGTACCAACACGGAGTTCGGTTTCTAGCAAACGAGTTGCAACGAACTGTAGTGCAGGTGGAACGATCAACTTACGTGGCTTAGCAGCGATCAACAGACCACGCTCGTCTGTCCACAAGCTGATTTGAATAACGGCGGCTTCTAAAGAAGTCTCGTTAAGGTCAGCTGGAACAGCGGGTTCGTTGGAGTTTGTACCGCCAGACACGAGTGGGTGTGCAGTGCTGAATAAAGGCTGACCATCACCACCAGTAGAGGCGGTAAAGCCAGTATTTAATACAGAAGCAGCACGAACTTGCTTGGTATACGCCATGGAACGAGCTAACGCCTTGGTATAACGACCAGATAGGCTGTCATACAAGTTGTCCTCAATAGCCTCTTCCGTGAGGGAGAAACCTTGAGCAATCGTTACGTGGGTATAGCGAGCTGTCCAAGCCTCTTGACCGTTGTCATAAGCGATGGCAGAACCTTCGTTTTTGACTGGTGCAGCTGAGAAGCCAGACAGTTTTGTTTCTTCTTCAAAAGAACGCTCAGAGGTCTCAGTTTCATAGATCTCTTTATGTTCTTCACCGTAGCGAGCATACTCCAAACCGAACAAAGCGTTCAAGCCTGGGAGGAGCTCTTTTAGTAGTTGGGCACGAGAAATAGCCATTTTTAAGCTCCTTAAGCGGCGTAATCAATACCCGTTGTACGGAGTATTTGTGGGTTGTTCAACTTCACTACTACTTCAGTGAAGGCATTTGTACCAGTAGCAGTTTCTGGAATTACGGAAACAGCACGAACTGGCAGCGTAGCTGCGTTACCAAGATTGTCGGTAGGAACAAGAACGCCAAAACCAGAATTACCAGTAGTAGCACTACCTGTACCTTGGTCAATCGCCATGTTAATACCTACAACGCTTTGGTTAACTGTGGTTACAACGCTGTTTGCAAATACAACAGCTACTTTAAAGGCAGCCATTGGATCGTCAACAACATAGGCAATAGCAGAAGAAGCAGCAGCATTACCTGGGTAGTACTGGGCTTGAACTGTTTGACCTTGTGCATTGACGTACTGAACACCAACAAACACACCATAGGTGTAGTTAGCAGCGGTAGTTGTAGAGTCGTTTGTAACGCCTGATACTGCAATAGTGCCACCATCAACTAGAGCTACAATATCCCCGTTAAAAATTGGAGTGTTATAAGTACTCGCAATTGGCAATTGACGGGTTGCACCAGCGTAGGGTTTGCCGTCTACGCTGTTGATCGGAACTAAGCCGTATGGAGCTGTTACGCTTGGATAAGCCATAATAAATCTCCTAAATTAAAATTAACCACCTTTTCCAAAACGACTTGTCTCAGTTTTTCTCTCGTTAAAGAGGGGCATCCGAGGGTCATTCTGGCGCATAAGATTGTTATCTACAGCTTCCATCTGGGCATCTGCTTGGTCAGAGTAATATTTATTACGCTGATCTACAAACTCTTCAGGAGTTTTGCAAAGTAACAATCCGCCAATCTCAATGTTGTCTTTAAAACGACTTTGAGGATCGACTAACAGTTTGAATTGAGGTTGTTCTTCTAGCATTACAGGTTCCCATCCTTCACGCAGCTTGGCGGAAAGGTTACGTGGGTCGGCCTGATTCAGGGTCGAAGTACGAATCCAGCGATAAGCATACCCAGTCTGTTTGTCAGGCTCAGGGAGAAGTTCAGGTGGCATCCACTGTTTAGGACGCTCCGTAAATTCACGGGTTTCTAGCTCACGAGTTAATTTATTACTAGCCATGTTAGGCCTCCAATTTCATAAGTTCACGGACATACTGCTCGGGGGTAAGACCAAGTTTTTTGGCAATCACAACCTGCGATTGCTTTAACCTAATCTTCTTGGAGGCTGTGCTCCTAGTCGCCGGCGCTACTACCGTGGACGGTTTAACTACTGGCTTGTCAGCAGCTTTCACTTCCCTTACTTCTTCGGGTACTGGCATTTCCAGATCTTCGTCGAAGTTTTCTGGGAAGCGTTTGCGCATGGTTCTGTCCAGTGCGGCGTAGTACTCATCAGATCCAACCACAACACCTTGGCGTTTTAGCTTTTCATGTAAGCCTAGTGCCGATGCTGTCATCTCCTCGTCCTGTCCGAACCAGGGATTCCGTGACTGCCATGCCATGACCTTGTCATCAGGGCGAGCAGCAGGTTGATACTGTTCCTGTGTTTGTACAACACTTTCTTTCTCTTGTAAAGGGGGCATTTTAAAATTCTTTACTCTGTCTAATTGCAGAGTAGCGTTAGTAATAGCCTGTTGAGCATTCATCATGCCCTCGCTATCACCAGCATCATAAGATTCCTTATATGCCTTTTTAGCCATTTCAAGTTGTAAGTCAGCTGTCGTTTTCATCGCAGCGACGTACTCTTGCTCGCCCTTTGTGAGCATGGTTCTAATACGCTCATTCTCATCTCGAAGCCGTTTTGCAGCCTCAATAGCAGCGTTTTGCTCACGCTCAGCTGCCTCCCGTGCACGACGCTCATCGTTCCAGATCTTCTTCATCTGGATCATCTTCTTCTTAGCGTCTTCGCTGTACTGGTCTAGCTCGCTTACATCTACCTCAAGCTTTTGTACAACTTCTTTGGGAGTAGGCTCACGCCCACGATCTTCAGGGGGTGTATCGTCCTCAATCTCGATCTCTAACTCAGGACCAGCAGCTTCTTGCCTCTGCTCCTCTTCGATCTGTTCTAAGGGTTTACCCTGATCTTCTACCTCATCAGGGAACTTAAATTGTTCTTTTTCCATTTCAGCCATTGTGTGGGCTCCTTAAACGAATTTACGGGTAATGCCACGTGGGTCTTGAACTACAGCCTCCACAGAGTCATCGTTAATGATCCTAAACTCCCTGCCATGGATAACCAATCGTGTACCAGCATTAGGTCTTACCAGAACAAAATCACCTTTTTTGCAATAAGGACCATTTGGGAACCGTTCTTTATCTGCATAACAGTCAGGACCCATATCAACCACAAACAGCACAGTAGTCAATAACTCATCGTACCGACGGGTTTCGTCAGACTTGATAATCCCGCTATCAAAGGCTTCTTCAACTTCTGGAATTGCGCAAAGCATTCTGTATCCCTGTGGGATAGGAAGTTGTCTTGCTTTCTCAGCTTCTGTGGCTTCGAAATTTACTGCTCCTACTACTTGTGGATTACCGGGGTTTGTGCCGATAAGGATTTCACTCATCTGAGTTCTCCATTTTTTGTTTAAGGTCTAATATTTCCTGCCTTGCGAAGAGCAGACCTTTGATCTCCCCACAAATTCTTTGGTAGTCGGCATAGTCCTTTGCTTGTCCAGAGGCTATCCAATCCCGTTTTGCTATCACTTCTTTGTCTAGGTTTTGTACTAGAGCGTCGGATACGTCCATTACTCTCCTTTACGTGTTGGTTTAGGTGGGGTCAGCTCAGCCTTCAATAGGTCCATTCCGGCATTAGCGACCAGTTTTTCTTTCTCGTTGCGCATTGTCGCAGCGGTTTTGAGAGCGTCAAACTTGACTTTGTCAGCATTTTTCTTCACATCTGCTTCAATTTTCTTACCCTCAAGCATCAATTGTTCTTGCTTGAGCGCAATGTCAGCCATGTCTTTTGCTTCCTTGCGTTGTTGCTCTTGCATCTTAAGTTGCAACTCTTGTTGCTGCATCTGGATAATCGGATCCTGCGCTTGTTGTTGAGCCTGCTGCTGAGCCACTTGCGCTTGATTCTGTTGTAACAGACGGGTTGCGGCTTCGGCAAGCATTGGTGCCAAGCGAGCTTCAACTTCTGGAGCCATATTGACATCTTCACCTGACTCATCTTGTTGTGGAGGCAGGGACATACCCAACTGCATCTCGATTTGCTTGCGATACTCAAAGCCCAGATGCTCATTGATGTGCGCCATCATGGCTTGTTGTAATGCCCCAGCCATTGGGTTGTTCTGAAGCAACTGCATAATCTTCGGATCTTGCATCGCTGACATATGGACAGTGATATGAGCCTGATGGTCTTGATACATAAACGCTTTGACCGGCTTGCCCTTGAGCACGTTCTGGTTCTCAGATACTGGGTCTGTTGGTTTCTGATCCTCGTCCATTGGAATCAACTTATTTGCATTCTTAATGCCCAACACATCTAACATCTGACGATGCAGTAATGGCAAGTTGTATAACTGTGGTGCGCCTTGCGCTAATTGGAGGACCGCTTGGTACTGGACGATCTTCTGTGCCATTGTTGAAGCATTAGGATCGCTGACAGGGATAACGTCCACATTGTCGTAGTCAGAACGCTTAGCAAATCTCGATCCTTCAACTGGCTCATATGGGTACTCGTCTGGTGTGTATGCAGCAATAATGTGTTTAAGAAGTTTTAACTCTTGCTTCATCGAGAAGTGGATGCGAGCTTGTACAGCAGACATCACCTTCAATGTGCGCTCAAGAATCGCTAGAGTTGTTCCAACAGGTGCTTGGCTAGACATATCACTGATCTGTAGATCAGCAGTGTTTGCAAAGCGACGCCCTTCTTCAACGATCTGATTGAGCAAAGCCATTAATGTTTGGCTAGGCTCTTTGTATGGAAGCGGCAGAATGTTGTCACGCATCGTGCCACTAGGCACATCTACGTCTCTGAACTCACCTGGGGCAATGGGGGTGTCGTCACCTCTAATCCGCAAGCCACGGGCCTTAAAGCCACCTGGCAAGTTCGAGAGTGTTCCAGCATCCACGAGCTGCCGAATAAGACTAGTACCAGACTTAGCAAAAGCACCGATAAGGTGAATAAGCCCAAAGCAATAAAAGCCAAAGCCCGGAATGTATCCATAATGGACGAAATGCTGACGTTTCTGATAAGTCTCATCATCTGGCTCCCAGTTGCGACGGATAGCTAGAATAGTGTTACTACCCTTTTCCAAAGTCACTACGTAAGGTAGTGCAATCCCAGTGGGTTTGCCATCGTCGTCTTTATGCTCGTAACCTTCTAAGTCAAGGTCCACGTGCATCTCTAATAATTTATAGCGGTCATCTGAGCTTGCTCTAAAGCCAAGCTTCTCTGCAATCTTTTTCTCAACCTCGTCTAGTGTATTGTTTGGCTCACCTAAGTCACAGTCACGATAAAAGCCAGCAGCTTGAAGTTTCTTTAGGTCGTTCTCGGTCTTACGCATAACATGCGTGACTCGCTCCGAAGACGCCAAATCACTCGCACCGTAAGGCACCACGATGTCCTCTGCTGGGACATACATCGACACCTGACGATCTAAGTTTGGATCGAAGTACACTTTCTTAAACGCATTACCTGCAAGACCTAAGCCCCACAGCATGCGCTCATGCTCAGGGCGAAACTCTGGCATTGCTTCTGTTAACTGGTAGTTCATATCATCTTGAACTCGCTCAGCCGAATCTTTTTTCTCTGGTGTCTCTTTACCGATGATGACGGTCTTTACCGGTCCCGCCGCTGGGAACATACTCATCATGGTTTCTGCTTGGAACTTAACGAGCGCTTCACTCATTAGTGGGTGATACACACCGCATGCGCCTTCCCAAGGTTCTGTTCTTTCCTCAATCTTCATACCCAACAGCTCTAAGCCGTCGACATAAGTTTGTATCCAATCTTTTCTACTGCCAATATCGGAGTCAAAGTCACCGATCAATTCACTAGCTAAGGACTGTAGCTCGCTATCCCCTATGTACTCTGCAAGGTTTGCATTAAAGTCATCTGTAGATTCTTTAGCGGGCTCAATCTCAATTTCTAAACCATCCATTCCGATAGTTACTGATTCTGGGTCTTCAATCTCAATTTCGATTTCGGGTTCTGCGGCGGCAAGAGCTTCGATCCCTTCAGGGGCTGCGTACAAACCTTTGTCAATATTGGCTGCCATAATTTATCCTTAATAATATCCAGCGTGCCGCTTGGATTTAAATTCTTTTACCTCATCGGGTTCATCAGACTCTAACCGAATAAAGCCGCCACGTCTATACCGCAGCAGGGCTTGCGTCATCGAGTCTACCAAGTCGTCATGCTCCCCCGATGGAAAGCTTGCAACCTCTTCTACCAATTCTTCTGCCCAACTTGTGTTTGGAACCCACACGTGCCCACTTGCAAATAGGTCAGCAACTGCATTTAATCTGGCTATTTTATCGTTACCTTTGCTTGGTGTGAACTCTTGGACAGGAATACCCATCGCCCGCAACTCAAAGATCAGTGGTGAGCCTGCCGCTTTCGCTTCCACAATCATAGCATCGGGTTCCCATTCCTTCCATTCCTCAAATGCCTTTTGCTTTAGCTCTGGGAACTCCATGCGACGCTTAAAGCAGTTCAAAAGAATAATATTTGCCTGTTCTACTCCCCGATCGTCTGGATGGTAGAACACACCCCACGTTGTACAGGCTGAATAGTCACTTCTTTGCGTTTTTAGGAACGCCGTATCCCACGATTGGATCAAAAACTCACAGCTAGGGGGGTACTCCAGCTCCCAAACCCTCCACCACTCTCGTTTTATGATCGCCGAGACGTCCGAAGTAGGCTGTTGCATGTACTGAGCCTGCCATTTTGCGTGTGGCAACTCATTTTTTAGGGCTTCTAACTCAATTTTTGACCAAAACTGGGGCCAAAGTGGTCTACCAGTGGGTAAAAGCGCCGGAAAATCAATTACTTCCCATCCTTCACCCGCTCTTTGGGCATCTGCTTTGATAACTTGACCCGTTAAGTCCTTCTTAGACCACCGTGTCATCACAATAATGATCGCTCCACCCGGCTGGAGACGCTGTCTTGGACCCGATGTGTACCATTCGTACGTTTTGTCGTACACGTCTGGGTTAGTTTCGGCTAATGCTGCCTCTTGTTCCGAGTGAGGGTCGTCAATAATGAGAATATCAGCGCCCTTACCAGTGACCGCTCCACCAACACCGATCGCAAAGTAATCTCCGCCGCTATTAGTCGCCCAACGACCCGCAGCCTTTGAGTCTGCCTGAAGACCGACGGTAGGAAATATGTCCTTGTAAACGTCTGAGTCGACCAAGTTACGGACTTTTCGTCCGAAGCCCACAGCGAGCTCAGCGGTATGGCTGGTTTGAATAACTTTCTTCTGAGGAAATTTACCCAGAAACCAAGCAGGAAGGAGGTAACTAGCAAATTCAGATTTCGTATGACGAGGTGGCATGTTAATAATAAGTCGCTTGCACTGCCCGGTTGCGACTTTCTCAAACGCTCGTGCCATTTTGACATGATGTTCTCCGTGAATAAAGGTAGGCCAGACATAGTTGACAAAGACCATGAAGTCATCCTTGGCCTTATCAAACGCAATACTCTTTTTAGCCTCGACAATGAGGGCGCCGACCTTCTGCTGGACCGGCGGAGGTAGATGGGGTAAGGCTTTCTCAGCTCTCTGAAGCAGTTCCGGGCTCATCGTTTTTGTCGTCTGTGCCTAATTCTTCATCAATGTTAATGTCGCCAATACTTTTGGGCTTCTCGGGTTTGACTTCCTCGACCTGCCCCATGTACATATCTAGGGTTTTAGCCAACTCCCGCTCAATATCGTCAACCGTGCGGTGGGTCACATTGACCTCAATCTTGTCTGAGAACAAGCCCACACCACCAATGCGTCCTAGGTTTTCCAAGGCTTTCATGCGCTGGCGTGGGTCGTCGTGGATAGACTCACTGAGTAGTTTGTTGGTCACATAATTACGTAAACGGCGGTGGACATCTAGAACCTCTTCATCCCATTCTGTCAGGATGGCTTCTAGATTTATAATGGTTCCGGGCGTGATCTCCTTTGTTGGCGGGAGCTTACCGGTGGCAGCAATTTCGTGACTTTTTGCCTTGTCTTCTGCAGTGATTTGGACGGTTGCGCCCTGCTTAATTAGCTCTTGTACGGTCTCGAAAAGGGCGTGCGCCTTCTCTCGAAAGTCTTCGATTTCTTCTGGCGTCGTGTCAAACGGCAGTGGTATTCCTATTTCTGGCGTCGCAATAATAGGCATCTAGTTGTAAAACTTTGTGTAGTTTCGATGAGCGAAGTATATATCGTATTTTTTATTTTGCAAACCACTATAGGTGGGGTACTAATGGGCGGTAGTGAAAGCATGTGAAGCGGTCAAAATCCCACGTTCCCCCGGCTCACGTGAAGAGCAAGATTAGTTTAGTCCTTTTTTTAAAAATTTATATACCCCCCGGGGGGTGGAGTCCCAAATAAAAAGGCATGGGGGGTGTTTCCTAGAATCACTTTACTTTGTCCAGAAATACAGAGACTTGGGAATATTTCGTGCAGATCATTATGTAAGGCAGAACTGGCGGAGTCCCAAACTGTATTTGGGGGGTGGGGGTCGGCTTGGCGTTAATAAGCCATTGAAAATGCTAGGTTTTTTGTGCCAATTTGTTACTATGAGTCATGGGATTTTTTTGCCCATTTCACGAGTAGCAAACTTATTAACTGCATTTAATAAATTAGGAGAATTAAAAATGGTTGATTATTTAGAAATGATTGGTTCAGTTAAATCGGCATTGAAATTAGGTGACAAGGCTGAGACAGAATTACAAGCCATGGGCTCAAGTGTTAATGAGTTCTTCGGGTCTGAAAAGGCACTAGAAGAAGTTAAGAGCCAATTTATAGCGGACGCTATCCATTCGATTGTTAAGCCTAAGCATGTTCAGGCTTTAGCGGTTGATTTGCCACGCATGAATAGCAAGGCATATAAAGAGGCTTGCTCGGCTGATAACTCTTACCCTGATAAATGGGAAGTGGCAAACCAAGCCAAGAAAGATGCTCGCTCAACAATTGAGACCTATTACAAAAGGGTTGTTAAATTTGCTTTCCCTGCTGAAAAGAAAGAGAGCCCTAAAAAGGGTTTTATTGACCGCATTACCAAATTGATAGAGGACGGCGGGAAAATCAAGGAGTGCGATTTTGATTTGGTCAAGGTCATGGGCTTTTTAGTTCAGGCTGAGAAAGTAGCGAAAATCAAGATTGTCTAACCCGAAAGGGTTTTGGCAGACCCCGAGCAATCGGGGTTTTTTTGTTGCCCTTTTTTTAAGGGCTTTTTTGGTGGCTATTTTTTGATGATAGTTCCCGATGAAGATGATGATGTTGCAGTTGTGCAAACTTATTATCAGGTGTTAATAAAATCGGCTTTGTTCCGCATGTTCCGTAATGTTCCATTCGCATGGAACAAGGTTTTTTCATATGGGCAAAGGGTTTGCGGTCGGTTTTACTTATTTGTTCCATTGTTCCATATATATATATATGTATGTTCTCGTGTGAACCACTTGACAAAGTAAAGTAATTCAAGAAGTTTTGCTTTCTTGACCTCTTTGGCAAGTTCATGTATCACTTGGAACAATGGAACAATATGCAATTTATCGTCGTAAAGTGTTGTTACTACTCAAGTTTTTCCTGATTTCATTTTTGGAACAAAGGGTATATGATGGAACAAGACCATGGAACATTGGACAAAGTAAAGCAAGATACACACGTCAAAACGTGTTGTAGGTTGTGTGGCGAAGATTTCCCTTCAGGTCGCTATGACCTAGGTTATCGAGTGTGTCTTGATTGTGGTGATGAAGTGGCAAAGGCTCGGCGGTTTTGCGTAGTCCCGATGCATAAAAGCAATTACGTTGCGGTTTTCGATAGAGAATTATTAACAGGTGTTAATCAGAAAGGTGGGATAGTGAAATGAAGTCTTATCTGCAAGCGGGTTTGTTCCTGCTAGTTTTAGCGTTTTGCGTGGTTCTTTGGTCAATTAAAGTGGAGTATGGGCTATGAAGATATTTGATGAGGATTGGTTCCCGATTGTGTTGTTCGTTGCGTTCTTTCTTAACCTGATATGGGGGTTATCGTGAAAAAGGTAAAAGTAGGCTCAGTTGATGCGGTGGATATGAAGTCGTATCGTGGGGTTGACGTATACAAAGAAGTTGGTAGGACATACAGTTCAGCAAGCGAGGCGTTCAAAGATGCCGATTATGCGACTGCGATATGGCGGTGCGAGACCGAAGCCGAGCATGGTTGGCGAGTCATAAAGGCTTGGGCTGGAGTTATCTCGGGTATTGGCTTGGCTTATTTAATAGCGTTTGCGTTCGTGGATTGGCTAAAGAGAGGTTGATTTATTAACAGTTGTTTATAAAAGGAGAGTGCTATGAGTAGAGGTTATGAGTTTTACAAGAACAAATGGGAGAATACCAAGCCCATTCGTGGGCGGTCGGTTGACGTGAGACCGATTGATAATTACAGGCGGTATCGGGATTGGGAGACTATTGAGAAACGGCAGGTCAACGGACAAGATGTTTATGCGTGTCATTTATATCAGACCGACGTAGTATCCTATTACCCCGATGGTTCGATTGGGTTGCGGATTGACTCGTGGGCTACCCCGACAACGGCGGACTTTATGAGTTGCCATAGCCCATTCTATATATGCAAGCGGTATAACAGGATATGGGTTTACCCCAAGGGTCATAGCGTTGATGAGGCATACCCGATACCTGAGACCGAAGAGTTGCGGTTGGTCATGGGTGAAGATGGGAGTTACAAACCCGACAGACCTATAAAGATCGAGAAGGTTGTGGTTGATCGGACTAAGGCGAAAGAGGCGAGGGATAAGATTAAGCCGTTCATTGATTGGGCGAAGTCATTTAACAAGTTGACCGATGGTTGGGTCATGCAAGATACCCGAGAGCAGTTCGCTAAGTATGAGCAAAAGGTCGAACATAATTGGGCTACGCTCAAGGTTAATTATGGTTTACCCGAGGGTATGGTGATGTATCGGTGGACAGGTAGGGTTGAGGGGATTGATGTCAATCGAGCATACGAGTATCTACAAACATGTTCAGATGATGGGTGGATGCGGATGTATCTAGTCTTGACTGATGATAAGGATCGTGCCGAGGAATCAAGATTGGCGAAGCAAATCAAGATTGATGCCGAAAATAACAATCGGGAGATGAAACTGTATGACGTGAAGTTCAGGTGGGAAACCATACAGTCGCAGATATACAACATGGTGCATAACGCAGTCGATACCACAAAGAAGATTGAGGTTGATGTCGGCAAGCCAATGACGAAGGTGGTGTGATTTATCGGAGTTGGAAAAGCTTGACAAAGATACTTATAGGTGTTATAATGGTTCTATAAAGTGTGAGAAGTTGATGTGATTTATTAACAGTTGTTTATAAAAAGGAGAGTGCGTATGTCAGTTATAAATTTTGGTCATTCAGTATCGTTGCAAGAGTTCGCTCATGGCATTGGTATTGTCGGCGGTGATGTAACTATCATTGGTCAGGGTGAGCCAGGGATCGGCAAAAGTTCAATGCTAAAGAAGTTGGCACAGACTTATCCCGATTACGAGATTGCCTACATTGATTGCACCTTGTTGGACTTGGGTGATTTTGCCCTGCCCTATACAGTTCAGATCGGCGACGACATGAAGGTTACGAAGTTTGCCCCCAATGCGAGGTTCAAGTTCCATTCGGATAAACCTGTAATCATCATGCTTGACGAGATCGGTAAGGCGATGAAAGCGGTTAAGAATGTATTGCTTACGCTGATGCTCGAGCATAGGATTGGTGATAACTATGCCCCGAAGGGTTCGATTGTGTTTGGCACTACAAACTTGTTGACCGATGGAGTCGGAGACATGCTGGAAGCTCACGCACGAAATCGTGTGGCATTGGTTACAGTTCGCAAACCCGATGCTGATGAGTGGATCGAGTGGGCATTGAATAATGATATTGCCCCCGAGGTGGTGGCTTGGGTCAAGCAGTTCCCCCATGCTCTATCTAGTTATACCGACGGATCACAGAAGGACAATCCGTATATATTTAATCCGACACGTGCGGGCATGGGTGCGGTGGTTACTCCAAGATCTTTGGAGAAGGCAAGTCATATTGCCAAGAAGAGAGCCGAGTTGGGTGATGCACTAACCATTTCATTACTCACAGGCACGATCGGTGAGTCGGCGAGTCGGGATATGCAAGCGTTCTTTACAGTCGTGGACAAGTTGCCTACATGGGAGAGCGTGATCGCTAGTCCTGCTAGTGCGAAGTTGCCTGATGACACAGTAGCCAAATGTATCTTGGTGTTCTCGGCTATCGCTCGGGTTGAGAAAGATACGCTATCGAAGTGGCTTACATACAGCAAGCGTATGGACATGGAGTGGCAAGCATTGTTTGCAACGAGTGTGATGAAGTCCAACAAGCAGTCGTTCTGCGTGATGAATAGCGACTTCAAAGATTGGGCATTGAAGAATCAATGGTTGTTCTGATTAACAGATGTTAATAAATAGGAGAGTGATGATGACAAAACTAACTGCTGAACAGAAAGTTCAGCGTGCCCATGTGCAGTTGATGAAGAACCCTAAGTATTGTTTGTATTCGGGTGTATTCATGGTGGGTGATGTTGAGATCAAAGATGATGTGCCAACGGCATGCACCAATGGTCGAGATGTAATGTATGGTCGTGCGTTCATCGACAAGTTGAGCGAGACGAATGTCAAGGGTGTGATCTTGCATG